CCACACTTGTAGACCGAAAATCACGTTATACGATCATCCTCAGACTCAGGGGCAAAGATTCTGTCTCAGTAAATCAGGCTCTTACCGACAAATTCCTGAGTTTACCGTCAGAACTCAGAAAATCACTGACATGGGACAGAGGAATGGAACTGGCCAGACATCTAGAATTTACTGTCAGCACCGGCGTTAAAGTTTACTTCTGCGATCCTCAGAGTCCTTGGCAGCGGGGAACAAATGAGAACACAAATGGGCTAATTCGGCAGTACTTTCCTAAAAAGACATGTCTTGCCCAATATACTCAACATGAACTAGATCTGGTTGCTGCTCAGCTAAACAACAGACCGAGAAAGACACTGAAGTTCAAAACACCGAAAGAGATAATTGAAAGGGGTGTTGCATTGACAGATTGAATCTACAAGTGCCTTTTTCTGTCAGCGGTTCTCCTTTCCAGCCAATGAGAACCGTCAGGCGCGCGCCCCGTGGCGGTAGCTGCAACTGACCATCTGCATCATCCAGCGTGATGGTGAGCTGGTCCGCCTCAAATCCCCGGTTGTCGGTCAGTGACAGGCTCATCAGGCGCTCTGCCACGCCTGACAGCGTTTTACCCTCCGCGAGAATATCAAAATCCGGCACTTTCACGTGGTCTGTGCCCTGACTGAGCAATTGCATGGTGGTGTCGGTCATCTGTTCCCTCCCTGTGCGGCATGGTCGCATGTGCGTGCGGAGGGGGTTACTGCTTTTTGTTGTCGCCGTGGCGGGAGAACGGCGCAGGGGTGAGATTACGCGCGTGGTGGGTGATGATTGTTGCCGAATCATTTAACGGATACAAGGGGCTGAAGCTATGAGTGAAACTCGTTTTCATGGTGCCCGTGTTACGGAAAGTACCGACCTGGTAACAGCGATTAATGATGTTGATTCCAGTGTTATCGGTATCGTGGCAACGGCAGATGATGCGGACGCGGAGCTGTTCCCGCTGAACAAGCCCACACTGCTGACCCGCGTCAATGACGTGCTGGGAAAATGCGGGACTACGGGGACGCTTTATCGTGCGCTTAAGGCTATCGCAGACCAGGTGAGCACAAAAGTGATCGTCGTTCGCGTGGCTGAACACAAAGAAGAAGGCGGTAAGACGCAGGATCAACTGGTTATCGGTGGTTCTGAATCTGACGGCAGCTATACGGGGATGTATGCGCTGCTTGTTGCAGAGCAGGATGAAAGCATCGGATACCGTCCGCGTATTCTGGCCGCGCCGGAGCTGGACACGGAGGCGGTAACAAAATCCCTGTGCGTGATTGCGGGTAAACTGCGCGCGTTTGTGTATGCCACATGTCATGGTTGTAACACGATGGCTGAGGCGATTACCTACCGCCAGAAATTCAACGAACGTGAGGTGATGCTCTTATGGCCTGACTTCATCGCCTACAACCTGAAAAGTGGCAAAAACGAAACGTTCCCCGCGCCTGCTTATGCGTGCGGCCTTCGTGCGTACATTGACCATGAGCAGGGCTGGCACAAATCGCTGTCCAACGTTCCGGTTAAAAATGTGCTTGGGATGTCGAGGCATGTGTTCTGGTCGTTGCAGGCCGAAGACAGTGATGCCAACAGCCTCAACAACAAAGAAATCACGACCATTATTCGTCGCAACGGGTTCCGCTTCTGGGGCAACCGCACACCGGAAACGAACGCCTACATCTTTGAGGTGTATACCCGAACCGCACAGGTGCTGGCTGATTCAATTGCGGAAGCGCAGTTTGAAACCATCGACAGTCCACTGACACCTGCGAACGTGAAGGATGTTATCAGTGCCATCAGGGCAAAACTGGATTCACTGGTTACTGCCGGGAAACTGATTGGCGCGGAGTGCTGGTATGACATCGAGGATAACAGCACCACGAATTTACGTCAGGGGCGTGTGCGTATTCGCTACAAATATACGCCCGTTCCTCCGCTGGAAGACATGGAGCTTTACCAGTCGTTTACTGATGAATTCTTTGGTCCCGCATTTGCGGTGCTGGGAGGTGCCTGATGGCTGTACCAAAACATCTTCGCTTTTTTACGCTGTTTGTGGATGGTGAAAACGAAGTGGGTAAGGTGACGTCCGTCACCCTGCCTAAACTGACGCGCAAAACCGACAGCTACCGGGGTGGTGGCATGATGGGTGCGGTAAGTATTGACCTCGGCCTGGACGACTCCGCGCTTGATGCGAGCTTTGTCATGGGGGGCGCAGTTCGTGAGCTGTTCCTGAAGTATGGCGGCACGATTGACGGCACGCTACTGCGTTTTGCGGGGGAATACTACACCGATGATGAAAGCGACCTGTATGAAGTCGAAATGCGCGGACGTGTGACGGAAATTGATATGGGGGAAGCCAAACAGGGCGAAGCCACATCACACACTTACGCCATTAAAAACACCTACTACAAGCTGAGTGTTAACGATCGCCCGTTGTGGGAGATTGACCTGCTGAACTTCATTTACCGGAAGGACGGCAAGGACATTGTGCCCGATCGCATCCGTTCCGCGCTTGGGCTTGGCTGATAAGTAATATGCAGGCGGCGCAGTGCGTCGCCTCTGACTGAAAGGAGTTTCCTGATGAAAGAGACGAAAAACATCGATACCGAAAACACGGTAGTTACTGACACTGTGAAAGAAACCAGTGAGCGTGGTGTAAAACTTACCCAACCAATTGAGCGAGGCGGCGAAAAAATCACGTATGTGGAGATCACCGGGGCTATTGAGCAGGCTGGATCTCTGCGAGATTTGTCGCTGTCTGATGTGCTGAATCTGAAAGCGGAATCCATGTTTACGCTGCTGTCACGCGTGACATCACCGCGACTGGATGAAGTGACGATCAAAAAAATGGCATCCCGTGACTTTATTCAGTTATGTGTGGTTGCCGTAAATTTTTTGAGCGGTGCGGACTCTGGCGGGAAGAACGAACAGGCGACGGAAGCCTGATCACGGTTGTGTGCTTTGAGCACATAGAAGACTTTGTGGCAGATATTGCCGTTATTTTTAACTGGTCGCCCGCCGAAATCTTCATGATGACGCCCGGCGAAGTGGTTAGCTGGCGTGAGCGGGCGGCACTTCGCAGCGGGAATGCAGACAATGAAGACTCTTGATATCCGGGTCGCTTTCAGCGCCGTTGACAGGCTGACCCGACCTGCCGAAAACGCACGCCGCCTGATGGGGCAGTTTGGTGACTCCATCCAGCGAACGCAGGGGGCGATCAAAAATCTCGAGCGTCAGGCGCGATCATTTGAGCGCGCCCGCGACGCTGTCAGTAAAGCGGATGCTGGCATCGTGAAAGCACGACGCCAGCTTAACGCCCTTAATCAGTTACAACGCACGGGTACAGTGCTCAGCGAAAAACAACAAAAGCTGATGCAGCAGTTAAGCACCCGGCTTGAACGCCTGAATGAATCGCGCACACGGGAAATTCAGAAAATGAGGGAACTTGGCGGAGAGCTGAAACGCCACGGCATTTCCCTGACAGGCAGCGATAACACCATTCAGCAGGCCATCAGACGCACCGAACAATACAACAACCAGCTTGAACGCGAACGGCAGGCGCTTGCGCGTGTAACGCAGGCGCGTGAGCGGTATTCGCACGCGCAGGAAACCGCGGGAAAACTGAAAACAGGTGGTGCGCTGGCAATTGGTGCGGCAGCGGCGGGCGGCTATGCTGCCGGGCGTTTTTTGCAGCCTGCGATCGGGTTCGGCAAAGAGATGTCCCGCGTTCAGGCACTGACGCGAATCGACAAAAACAGCCCGCAGTTTAAGGCGCTGCGTGAGCAGGCGTTAAAACTTGCTGAAACACAGTTTACTGCGAGTGATGCCGCCAGTGGGCAGAGCTTTCTGGCAATGGCTGGTTTTACTCCGCAGGCCATTCAGGCCGCATTGCCCGGTGTTCTTAATATGGCGCTGGCAGGTGGCGTCGAACTCGGCGAGACGGCTGATATAGGCTCCAATATCCTCACACAGTTCAACCTGACAGCCGATCAAATGGACCGGGTGGGCGATACGCTGACAGCAGCATTTACCCGGACCAATACTGATTTACGCGCGCTGGGCGAAACCATGAAGTATACCGGTCCGGTTGCCGCAAAACTTGGTATCAGTCTTGAAGAAGCGGCGGCCATGGCCGGGATGCTTGCCAATAATGGTCTTCGCGGAAGCGATGCTGGCACGGCCATGCGCGCAAGTCTGTCCCGCCTTGCATCACCGCCAAAAGCT